TCCTAAAGGTCGTATCAATAAGTATTTTAATTCAGGTGGGCAAGTATCTACTGGTTGGCCGCAGATGGATAGGATACTGTATGGTGGCATGAGTCGTGGAGAATTAAATATTTTTGCAGGTGGTAGTGGTTCAGGTAAATCATTAGTGATGATGAACATTGCATTAAGTTGGATACAAGCTGGTATGAGTGGGGTATATATCACATTAGAATTGAGTGAAGAATTAACAAGTTTGCGTACAGATGCAATGTTGACCATGATGGGTACAAAGGCGATTCGCAAAGATATTGATACAACCGAACTACGTGTTAAGATGGCAGGGAAGAAATCTGGTAAGTATCGTGTTAAGAATTTTCCTGCTCAAAGTAATGTCAATGACATTCGTGCTTATTTGAAAGAGGTGCAGATTCAAACTACAATTAAGATTGACTTTGTAATGGTTGATTATCTTGATTTGGTTATGCCAGTATCAGTCAAAGTCAATCCAAATGATCAGTTTATTAAAGACAAGTATGTAGCTGAGGAATTGCGTAATTTAAGTAAAGAACTTAATGTATTATTAGTTACAGCAAGTCAGTTGAATCGTAGTGCAGTTGATGAGATTGAGTTTGATCATAGTCATATTGCAGGTGGTATCAGTAAGATTAACACAGCAGATAACGTGTTTGGTATTTTCACAAGTCGCAGTATGCGTGAACGTGGCAAGTATCAGATTCAATGCATGAAAAGTCGTAGTTCAACTGGGGTGGGTATGAAGATTGACTTAGAATACGATGTTGAAACTATGCGTATTAGTGATACAGGTGGTGAAGGTGAATCAAGTTACACACCAAAACCAAGTGCAAATGACATTATGAGTACATTGAAACCCCAATCTACTGTAACCGACTATACTATTGATCAAGCTACAGGTGAGATAACCATGGAGCCATTGACTAGAACAGTTCATGCTGATGCACAGGGTGCAAAGTTAAAATCTCTATTGAACTCACTAAAGAAATAATTATTCGGCAATCGCATAAATACATGTAAGATAATTATATGCAAAAACAAACCCGATCCCTCTTGCAGGAATTAGAAGAACTAGGCAATAACCGTGACACCAGTCACATTATTGAGAGTAGAGCCCATAATATCATAATCAGTGCTATTAATCTACTTGAATTAATTAATAAGCATTATCCAGAAGAACAAGCACAGATATTAGAGCGAAAGCTGTTAAGTGCGATTAAAAGCAAAGATCAGCAGAGATTTGCTAAATCATTAAGGAAAAAGCCGTGAAATTGAATGAATTAAAACAACCAAAAAACGAGGCAATAGACTGGTCGCCGTTGATTGGGCATTATGGTCAAAGTTTTATGGGAGATACTCCTGCAGGACAAGATAGAGAAGGTAAAATGGCTAAAAATATCTTTGTTCGCAATTTCATGCAAAAAGCTATTTCTGGCCTAGCTAGCGCAATTAATAGCGGGTTAGTAGATCCTAATGTAACGGGCGCAGCGCCAACTACTCAGCAACCGCAAGCACCTGCCCCGGCAGCTCCAGTGACCGGTGTCGGGAACAAACCAAACACCATGGCTAATGCTCCTGTTAGTAAAACAAATACTGCAAAGCCTGGTAATCCAAATTTGGCTCCTGCAGCTACGGAAAAAAGCAAAGGCCCGCAAGGTGGTGACCAAACAAATCTAGGTTTTGGATTTGACGGAGATACCGGATTACCATTTAAATCACAAGATGAGAGAAATGCAGGGTTAGCAAAACAAAAAGCAGATAAAATAGCAGCTACACGACAGAACAAACAAGCCGCAGCTACACAAGTAGCTAGAGCAGGTATGACTCCTAGACCAAAACCAGCAGTTTGGAAATCGGGTAGAAATCCAAACGCTCCTGCTGTGGCCAGAGAAAATAAAGCATTTGAAAAATTAAATAATATTTTTGAAGGTATTTTGAATGTTAACGAGGCTGCTGGGCAATCAATAAGTCAATATATTCAAGGGTTGTTTTTGGAATATTTGCACGGGGTAAAGGTACCCATGAATGACCCCGCAACTGTAAGTAAATTTAAAACTTTAGCCGACGAGGTTCAAGCTACATATGCCAAAGATAATGGCAAGAATGCACTTACAAAATTGGCAGATTTAGGTTGGGCGCTTTCGCATAGTCCAGAAGCTACACAACAAGCCGCTGCAGGACAGCAAACTACTCCAGCAGCAGGCCACCAAACTACTCCAGCAGCAGCCCAACAAACTACACCAGCAGCAGCCCAACAAACTACTCCAGCAGCAGCCCAACAAACTACTCCAGCAGCAGTTCAACAAACTACTCCAGCAGCAGACCAGCAGTCTATGGTTGGTGTGAGACAGATTAATAAAATTATACCTACATTACGTAAGCGTGATTTACTAAGTGTTAAGAAAACTGTTGATAATACATTAGCAGGGCGGGGCGGCACCGCAGTAGCACCTACAGCAGTAGCACCTACAGCAGCAGCACCTACAGCAGCAGCAACACCTCCTGCTACAGACAACATTGTAAAGATGCCAAAAGGTAAAGTCAGAGCAGCACGAGAAGGTGGCGTTACCCCCGAAGAACAAGCAAAGTTTGATCAAAGAGTTCAAGCAGCTATGGCCAGTCAAAAATAACAACCCAAAACCTACTTTTTTGTAACAAATGATAAATAAATGTATGAGGCAGTAGGCTTCAAAACATTTAAGGAATTTCAAAATGGCAAGTTTTACAAAAGTTAACGGTGACTTACTACCGGTAATCAACTTTGATTCACCAGCATACACAAACAGTGGTGCAAACGCAGTTACTTCTGGGGCTACAGTTCAACCACAAGGTCCTAAGCTAGACTACTTCACAGTTACAGCATCTGGTTCAAGCGCATTGACAGGCACTCAAGTTTCTTTAGCTATCCAAGCTACACAGCAATTAGCTACAGTTTATATCTATGAGTTCACAACTGCAGGCCCTGATACATTGGCAATGGCTGTGTATCCAACAGCAGCATGGACTACAGCAACATTGCAAACAGCTATTCGTGCAGGCTTAACGGCTGGCGGTGCTGCAAATTCAGTAGTTGTTTCAGCTTCAGCAACATTCACAGGTTAATCAATATCTGTCTAAAGAAACCCTAGATTTTCTAGGGTTTTTTTTACCTCTGTTAAATACTAGTATGAGTTACACTATCAGTTGCTATACCTTATTTGATATTACACAGACCAATGTACTCAACCGTCACCGTCCGGTAGAGGATCAAGATGTAAAAGAATGGATGTATAAACGCAATACTCAATGCAATTTTGATACTATACAGCAAGCAATATCATTACGTAGCCAGCCTGAAGTAGTTCGTTTACCCAAAAGAATAGATATAAAATTTAACGAGTTTACAGAGTTTGGTTTCTTGTTTGAGCAATTAGAAAAAGAAACTTATCCATGCTGGTCCTTTGATTTTACAGTACAACACCCGAGCGTGTTTTATGACGGGGTAAATGAATTAGGATCATTATATCGTGATTGCGATCAAGTTCCTATGATAAAATGTCATACTGAATGGCAACAACTTCCCTTATTCTTAGACACGAGTGATGAGCTAAGAAACATATATTTTAAAGTATTAAAAAATGATTAGTGATAAACTATTACACAAATTAGAAAAAACAGTATCCAAACAGGATATGACTAGATTGAGCGAAATATCTATTATGCAAGGACAGGATGGTTCTTATTTTCTGTTTAACAAGTATACCATTAGAAAAAACAACGATTGCTATATAGTGATAAAAGATTATGTTGCTGAAACTAAATCCTTCAATATATTAAAGAATGCCGTAGCTTGGTGTACATTTGATCAACAAAACTTCATATATGAATCCAATCGTATATTTACTCTAGATAACAACTTGGCTAGTGTAGATAGCGAGATTCAAATACATCAAAATCTAGCAAAAAAGGCTAAAAATTTAGAAGAAAAATTAATTTATCTAGCTAAAATGGGAGAAGAAAAGATGGAACGAAAGCAAATTACTGAAGAATTATCCGGATATGTGACAAGTTCTAAGATTTGGCAAAATAAACGGTTGAACAAATCCATACAATAAAGAAAGAAAAGATAAATATATTATATATTTCTCTGGAATACAAATATGAAACTAACTGAACTAAACAACAATCGCCGCTCTTACTCTACTAGAGTATTAAAAGAACAATATGAAATGCCGTTCAATGTAGATAAGATGTCCATGTCATCTACCCGAACCATGCTTACTAAAGTTCGTGGATTGATGAATGAATCAAAACAAACTTCTGACCACCATAACAGTCAATCATCAAGTTCATATATGAAACTTGTGTTCATGGAACAAGCACTTAGTGACCATTATAACGAATTACGTTCACAGCCCCAAGCAAGAATCATGGTTGAAAACGAAGAAGTTGAGAAGTCACAAGTTGTTTTAGCAGCACAGGACATGGTAGACCAAGTACAAAAAATGCTTGAAGATGTGGGTCAAATGCAAGTTAAAGAATTGCCTGCATTAGTATCAAGCATTGAAAGCGAAATTGGAGTAAACGAAAGTCAAACATACAATGATTCAGTTTCTAGTCAATTAGATGCGTTGTCTGCTTCATTGAAAGAATC